CTGGTCCGGTTACGGACCAAAACATAGACAAAAACACGGTGGAAACTTCTGTTGAACGGGGGGAAAATCCGGTACCTTTAGGTACCGTAAAAGGGGGGTCTTACTTCTTACTCTTAAATAAAGGTTACCATACCCAACATAGTAGGATAGGGGGGACGGGGGGGAAAGGGGCTAATCTCGCGAATTCGCGAAATAAACTATTTCCAGAACTCGACAAAGAATCCATACCATTTTACCGAACAATGCCGTTAAAGTTGCGTGAACATATAAACAACCATCCGAATCTTTGTTCGGCATGGTTAGATTTTGTTAAACATAGAAGGCAGATGAAACGTCCACTTACTGATGGTGGCGCAAAACAAATCTTTGTTTCCATGTTGGAAATTATTTCCGGTCATGGAATCAATGTTTTGATTGAAACAATAAACAAGACCATACGAAAAAGTTGGCTGGACATCTTTATGCCAAAGGACGTCCAAAGTTTCTACGCGTCTGCGCGCCCAGGTGTAAATCCGTTGGCGAAGTACGCACGTTATCATTGTCACGCTCCGCATGTACTGGATGTGTTTATAACGCACTTTGAGGGCGAGGGTTCTAAATGCTCCTATACGGTTACAGAATCGGATAAGTATCGATTATCTGAAATGATTAATGTTCTGATCGCATATCATAAATATGCGATCCAGAATAACGACGAATACAGACAGTTCATGTCGGAGAGTGAGCGCGATATACGTCCAGTAGGACTTGCGCGATTATTTTTTGCCCAGATCACAGATGAAGATTCTGACTTTGGTGAGATACGACCTTCTCAACTTAATTGTCGGTTTGGTAAATTATTTCAGCAAGTTGTTTTGAAACTGCAAGAAAAGATTGGTTTACATTTTATAATGTTCAATTACGAATTTGACAAGCCATCTAATTTGTACGCATTTGTAACTGAGAAAGGGCTTTTGAATGGCAGTGCGACTAACTAGAACTCCTGTTAACAATAGTGACGAAAAGAAACTTCTCATCGGCTGTATCATTTCTGATACTTTTCTCGGACGTATTTTGCCTCTTGCCACCGATGAGTGTATTGCGTCCAGTATGGCAAAAGTAATGATGGGATGGATACGAGAGTATTATGAAAAGTACAAACGAGCACCCCGTGATGATTTTGAAGATATGTACAATATCAATGCAGCATCTCTTGATGTTGCTGAAAGTGATTTGATTAAAAAATTTATCAATGAAATCGATACGACATCGATTGCTGTGAATTTTAACGAAGACGTTTATTACGATCGATCGGTGCTATACTTGAAACGAAATTCATTATTGCATCTTACCAGATCAATTAATGCTCATTTGATGGGAGACGATGTTCTTGGCGCTGAAAGAGTTTTGGTAGAACGAAAGTCAATAGCAACATCTACACTTAAAACTATTGATGTATTTCGAGATACTGAACCATGGGTACGAGCTTTCGATGTGGCATCTACTCCATTATTTTTGATGCCGGGTGCGTTGGGCGAGTTGTTAAATGAATTTTTAGTACGAGACTCTTTACTTGCAGTACTCGCTCCGGAGAAGAGAGGCAAAACATTTTTGATGTTTGAGATGGCCATGCGTGCAGTGATGGCACGTTGTAATGTATTGATGGCACAATGTGGAGACTTATCTGAGGAACAATCATTAGAGCGTTTAGGAATCAGACTTACTGGAAGAAATCGACTCAGTAAATATTGCAAAAAGCATTTAAGTCCGGTGGCAGATTGTTTGCTTAACCAAAAAGATATTTGCAGAGATAAGCATCGATTGTGTAAAGTCGGTATCGATACCGATAAATGCAAATCAAAAGAAGATTTTATGGAACTATCCGAGCAGTATTTTCCATGCACGTATTGCAAGGAAAAAGGTCTAAGACAGTACCAAGGAGCAGTTTATTATGAGACTATTCCAGAAGTCGATCCACTTACACTTCAAGATACGTATAAAGAGGTTACTGTATGGAGAAAGCGTCATCAAAAAAGAAGTTTTAAATTACTGGCAGTCCCATCAAAAACACTTTCAATGGAAATGTTAGAAGCTCATTGCGAGATTCTGGCCAACACTGAAAACTTTATTCCTGATGTTGTAATAGTTGATTATGCTGATATTGTAATTCCAAATGATTCTCGTCTTACAGGACGGGATGAAATAAACAACATTTGGATTTCCTTGAAACAATTTTCACAAAAGTGGCATTGTCTTGTAATAGCACCCACCCAAGCCAATTTTGCGGCGAATGAAGCAGAGCTATTGGGGATTGGTAACTTTTCAGACGACAAAAGAAAGCGTGCTCATATCACAGCAGAGGCGACATTAAATCGAACTTTGCATGAAAAGCGATTAGGAATTATGAGAGTTGGTGTGACTTTGGGAAGATCTGGAGACGTTGATGAGAGACGTACGGTAACACTTTTACAAGATTTGTGGAGGGGAAGACCGTTACTCGATTCGTACTGGACTCCAGTTTCATATAAACCAAAACGAGATCCGAAACAGAAACAACAAAAAGAAACAACTGGTTCGGAAAAACAAATTTAACAAAGGAGTAATCAAAGTGGAAATTGTAACAGGAATGATCGCAGCAATCGGAACAGTAACTCCAATTTCAATAATTGCTGCAGCAGGAGCGGTATTGACTGTTTTGTTTTTACGCATGAAGCGCAAAGGACCTTTTAAATATGCTGGTGGGGGGACTCGGAGTATAGGGGAGAAGGATGATAAAGAAGGTCCTAGCGAGTCATGGCATGACGGTGGGTTTGTCCAAACTGGTCCTATTGGAGTATGTGGATGTACTGCCCCTGAGATTAGAGCAGAAGGCGAACGGTGGCTTAAAGAGCACAAACTGCGCAAAGAGTTCGAAAATCGTCCCACGGAAGATGAATTATTAATTATTCGTAAATACTCAACTACAGTAACAAGAATAATAAAATTTTGTTACGGTCATTATCTTCCTAATTATAATGGTCTGTGTTTAAATCAACATGGTCATAATTCTACAGTGGAGATTGAATGCGCAGGTACAATGGGATCTTCTCCATATCCCGGAATGGTAATTGATTTTAAAGATATTAAAACTGCCATGCGTCCTATTATAGAAAAGTTAGACCATCATAATTTAAATGATGTGCTTCCGCAGGAATTTCTCCCACCCACAGCTGAAAATATAAGTAGATATATTTTCTGGAAAGCACGCAATTCCGGATTATATGTCATACGAGTACGAGTTTCAGAAACAGATAATTCATTTGCTGAAACAAAATATGAATATACTCCAAAAAGAGTATTTACCGGATTCGGAGGAAGATATGCTTAAAGTTCATTCTATTTTCGATTCATTCTCTGGAGAGATCGGAAATTTTCATCAGGGGGAGTATGTAAAATTTCTTCGTCTTTACGGATGTAATTTGAAATGTCCGTATTGTGATGCTTCCGAAGCAGTATCTTCAGCAAAATATTTAACATATTCTGCTGAAGAACTTGATATGAAACTTTTAGGAGTTAAAAAACTTCTAATCACAGGAGGGGAACCTTTACTTCAGCAAAAAGAATTGATGAACCTTATATCGCTTTTGCGATATAATGATAAGTTTATCAAAATTCAAATTGAGACTAATGGTACTATTGTGCCTTCCCGTGAATTATATGAACTTGTCAATTGTTTTGTATTCGATTACAAGATGAAGGAAAATCAATATTCAAACATATTTGATTCGGATAAAGTCAAATGGTTTGAGAATTTTACTTCAGGAAGGAAACTGTATATTAAATTTGTTATTGGAGATCAAAGTGACTTTAAACATATGATTCTGATAATCAAAGACATAGAGGTACGGTATCATCTCCTTAATGTGAAGTTTGCGGTTTCTCCTGAATACGGAAAGATATCTCCATTGGCCATCCATTCATGGATAATGGATACTCCTTTCCTTCGGGATAAAATTATTTTGAATATGCAATTACACAAACTACTAGATCCGACATGCAAAAAAATTCTATAATGATAGTATACATGTTCTTACAATAAGAACAAATAAGGTATATTATAACAGGTAAAAGCCAATAACCAAATGGAGGTAAACATGGCGAAGAAAGATGTGAAGAAAGTCGCGAAAGAAGATCCGGAACTCACAAAATGGATTGAGACCGCAAAGGAACTCAATACACTTTTTGGAAAAAGTATGGAGCCCCCGCTTCCGACAGAAGATGTAACCGTAGATCAGCTCAAAGAACAGATCAATGATCCACAAGTTCTTGAGAACATTCCAGAGAAGGCTTCTCTATCAGAGGATGCCCTCGAATGTCTCGCTGAAATCGGCTGGGAGCCAAAGAGCGCTCCGCTTCCGAAGGGCGGCAAGGGAGCTTCGAAAGCACCGGTAAATGCCAAAGCAAAACCAGCTCCGGCAAAAAAAGCAGGTCCGAAAAAAGCGGAAGGTGGCGGTGTCATTGCCAGTATTGTAGAAATGATTCAAGCGGCACCCAAGACCGGAATATCAATTGATGACATGGCCGATCAGCTCAAAAAGAAATTTCCTGATCGTGAATTGGAGTCAATGAAATCGACGATTCGCGTACAGTGCGGCGGTCGTCTGAAACGTGAAAAGAACATCGATGTGTATTCGGTGAAAAAAGGAGTCTACGCGGTTAAGAAGTAATCTGCTTCCTTCCCTCCGCGACTTAATAGGGAGGGTCATCGCGACCCTCCCATTTCATTATAAGGAAATAAACTATGTACAAAACAGTCCTTTCATTGTCTGGCGGATTGGACAGCACAACAGTGCTCGCCAAGCTACTTCATTGCGGTAATGAAGTCATTCCAGTTTGGTTCTTTTACGGTTCAAAACATAATGAATATGAACGGAAAGCAGTATTGAAAGTAATTGAATATTACAAGAAGAGATACAGCAAGCAGATCCTTCAACTCGAATTCATTGATCTATCTTCATTCATGGGAAGCCTTTCATCGGCATTACTTAAAAACGATACTCCAATTCCAGAAGGGGCGTATGATGCTCCGACAATGTCACAGACTGTTGTACCCGGACGAAATATAATTTTTTCATCAATTCTTGCCGGAATTGCCTGGTCAAGGAAAGCAGATAATATTGCATTGGGAATCCATCAAGGCGATCATGCAATATATCCTGATTGCCGTCCTCAGTTTTTTATAGCAATGAATGATGCCATTGCATGGGGAACAGATAAAAATGTGAATATGATCGCTCCATTTTTAGGAATGGATAAAGCAGGCATAGTAAAAGAAGGTCTTACGCTCAAAGTTCCGTATGAACTTACCCGTACCTGTTATAAAGATCAAGAGCATCCTTGTGGAGTATGCGGTGCTTGCAATGAACGTCTTGCTGCATTCGCTTCTAATAATGCAGTCGATCCATTATATTACCATGGAGAAACAGATGCCAGCTAAAAAGGATAAAGTATTTTTTAGCGTAACTGCGTTTTATGATGCAGTATCTGATCTTGCTATTTCAATAGAAAAATGCAAAGATAAAAGATATTACCTTTATATCTATCCAATTCCACAAGGAGGTTGTGCTCTGGCAACAGTTCTCAATTCATATTTACGCAATATGGGTTACGGAGAAACTATGGTAATAGATACAGAAATTTTCAATAAAATAACCAATAAACGTTCGGTATTGGTGGTAGATGATGTAATTGATTCTGGAAAAACAATCGCTCCATTTATGGAAATGGGTTGTGGTACTGCAGTATTGCATCGCAAACCATGGGCTACTGTTACTCCTGATTTTTGTTATAAAGCAACGGCAGATTGGATTATTTACTGGTGGGAGGGAACTCAAGAAAAAAGTATTAAAGATTCTGTACTCAGACAACTTCAATATATCGGAGAAGATCCTGAACGAGATGGTTTGAAAGAAACGCCAGATCGTGTAATACGTTCTTATGAGCAATTGTATTCAGGTTATAAGTTAGATGTTGCTCCATATTTCAAGATATTTGAAATCAAGCGCGATGAGATGATTATTTTAAAAGACATTGAATTTTATTCTACCTGTGAGCATCATATGCTTCCATTCTTCGGAAAAGCACATATCGCATATCTTCCAAAGGATAAAGTAATTGGAGTGTCTAAACTTGCCAGGATACTTGAAGTATATACAAGAAGGCTTCAGATTCAGGAAAGAATCTGCCAACAGGTTACAGAGGCATTGGATACTCATTTACGGCCACTTGGTTCAGCATGCATTCTCGAAGCTCAGCATTTTTGTATGACAAGTCGTGGAATACAAAAACAAAATTCTAAAATGATAACCAGTTCATTAACCGGAGTATTCAAGACAAATTCAGAAACGCGCGCAGAACTAATGAGCTTTATAAAATGAAGATTTATTTTGCTGGTGCTGCCGGAGGTGGAAGAGTGGGACCCTGTCCTCGAGAAAAAGAATTAAATATGATTTGGAGTAATCGTCTCTGGACGTATCATTACCTTTTGGAGTTTAAGAAAAAAGATGATTTACATGGCGGGTGGGCATTATTTCGACAGGCGCTTGGTAAGTTTGGGTGCTCCGATTCTAATATCGTACGTGGATAGATCTCAACTAAGAATAACAAGAATCAAAGAAAGTAGTATAGTTATGAATAAATCAGTAAATTTATTTATTGACTCCGGTGCATTTTCAGCATTTACTCAGAATGTTACAATCGATATTATGGAGTATATTGCGTTTATTAAAGAACATAAAGATTTAATTTATATCTATGCCAACCTTGATTCTATTGGAGATCCTGAAAAGACTTTACAAAATCAAAAAATTATGGAAGATAACGGTCTTACTCCACTTCCTTGTTTTCATTACGGAGAAGATATAAAATATTTGGAATACTATCTTGATAATTATGATTATATTGCATTAGGAGGAATGGTTCCGATAGCGAACGCTCCTCTTACTGTTTGGTTAGATCGTATATTTTCAGAGTATATATGCGGTAAAGACGGATATCCAATATCTAAAATACATGGATTTGGACTTACATCATTACCACTTCTTTTGCGCTATCCGTGGTTTTCTGTTGACTCCACTTCTTGGGTAATGACTTCTCGAATGGGAAGTATCTATGTTCCTCGAAGAAAGGGTGGTAATTGGGTATATGATGAGAATCCTCATAAGATAGTCATGTCATCAAAATCACCGTTAAAGAAAGAATCTGGAAAACATATCAGTACTCTATCAAAAGCTGAATTCGCTGAGATAGAATCGTATTTGTATATGAAATGCTATAAGATTGGAAAATCAGAATTTCGTTTTGAATCTGATAAGTATGAATTAAAAGAAAATGAACGTTGGGCAGATAAAGCAGTAAATGGAACTCGCGAGGTTGAGCTTATAATAGAATCCGGACTTACCAATGAATATCGATTAAGAGATGAGATTAATATTATTTTCTTTATGGATTTAGAAAAGTCGATTCAACCATACCCATGGTCGTTTAAATTGACTGCTCCTATAAAGGGATTGGATCTCGGTCTATGAAAATTTATCTGGCAACCTGGTTATTCGATCCCAATCAGGGAAAAGCATTAACTGAATGCAATGAGCGCAATCGTCTTATTTCATACTATCATACCAAGGATGTATCAAATTCACTCACGGATTATGTGCTGGATGGATATATTACAAAGGCAATAAAAAATGAAAATTTATCTTGCTGCAGCAGCACCCGGAAATGAAACTAAAGAAAAAACGTTACCAATACCAAAAAGATTATTATCTTATTGGCATATTATAGATGAACAAGTAGGAGCTGATAAAGTTTTTGATGCTATAAAACGAGGAGATTATGGTAATATTTTTTGCTTCAGCGGAGGTACACAATCTAAAATTATTAGGAAGTGACGGTAATATATTATTGTCGTTCTTTGATTTGACTCAACGACAGATTCCATTTAGAAAACAAACATTTGCTGAAATTAAACAAATAAAGGAAATGAAACATGAAGATAAGCAAAACAGAATTTCTTGCAGTACTCCAAAGTCTCAAACCCGGAATCGCAAAAAAAGAAATAGTTGAACAATTCACTTCCTTTATATTCACTGAAGGACTCGTATTCAGTTTTAATGATGATATTGCAGTTCAGCATCCTATCGATTGCGATATAGTAGGTTCAATAAATGCAGAGAAGCTGGCTGCATTTATGGGAAAAGTTTCAGATGAAAGTATTGAAGCACATGTGGTAGATAATGAGGTCGTTTTCAAATGTGGAAAAGTGACCTCTGGATTTAAATTGATCGATAATATAAATGACATGATCGCTCGTCTCGAAGGAATAGGATATCCAGAAACATGGTATCCTATTCCTACAGATTTTATACAAGGCGTATCATTTTGTTTATTTAGCGCCAGTAGAGATGCAACACGTCCAGTTCTTACCTGTCTTAATTTTGATAAAGATCGTGTAGAGTCTTCAGATGGAAATAGATTTACAATTTATAAGTTTGATCATATTCTGGAAAAAAGACTCCTCATTCCTGCAATTCATCTGAGATCTCTCACTTCATACGAAATCACGGAATATGGAGTTACGAATGGTTGGGTTCATTTTAAGATGGCAAATGAAGCGGTATTTTCATGCAGGACATTTGAACCGGCATTTCCAGACCTATCCAAATTTGATGTTGTAGAAGGTCCGAAGATAAAGATTCCGCCCATTCTATCAGAAGTCGTAGATAGAGCAAAGATATTTACAAGCAGTGAATTCGATCAAGACAAATATACTACAATTACGATTGACGGAAATCGTATGTTTATAGAGGGAAGAGATTCTCATGGCTGGTTAAAGGAAAGAGTTACTCTTGATGTTACTTTGGATACTCCTATCACATTCAGAATACAACCAGATTTTCTTATTGAGATTTCAAAGATTCTCGATGAGATGATAATTGGAAAAAATCTAATAAAACTTGCGGGAGCTAATTTCACTCATTGCGCTTGTATAGGTTAAATAATGTCTCTTTTTCCAATATCCAAGTTTAATTTGCAACTCAATGAGCCTATTAGGGAAGCTCGTTGTGGTACTTGCAAACTTGGAGATTATTGTCTTAGTCCTAAGATGCTGCCATCCGGAGAAGGAAAGAAAGGAATTCTTGTTGTTGCCGAAGCTCCGGGAGAACAGGAGGATAAAACAAATACTCAACTTGTTGGAAAGGCTGGGCAGTTATTTAGATCTGAATTAAGAGCACTTGGAATTGATCTAGATAGGGATTGTCGTAAAACTAATGCAGTATGCTGTCGTCCTCCCAGTAATAGGACTCCATCCAATATTGAAATCGATTGCTGTCGTTCAAATGTTTTAAAAGAAATAGAAGCATTTAAACCAAAATTAATTTTGGTTTTGGGAAATTCAGCAATATCATCTGTAATCACTCATAAAACTGATGTAGGAGAAGCGTCTGCCTCTTTATGGAGAGGATGGTCAATTCCAGATCAGGATTATAAAAGTTGGTTATGTCCGACTTTTCATCCAAGTTATATTGCAAGAAATACTACAGATGATGTTGCGTTATTAGTTTTCAAGCAGGATCTTCAAAATGCCTTATCCTATTTAAATAAACCAGTTCCTGATTATAATTATAAGGATAGTGTATATTGTCTATATGATATTAATGATATAAAACAAGCTCTGGAAGAAGCAAGTTATCATACTGATTTAGTTGCTTTGGATTATGAAACAGATGGATTAAAACCGTTTAGAAGCGGACATAAAATTTATTCGATGGCAGTGGCATTTAGAAATGGGGAATCGGGACAAATACAATCATATGCTTTTAGGATAACTTCGGAATTAAGAAGGCCTATTATAAAATTCCTATTGAGTTCTTGTCAAAAAGTAATTGCAAATATCTCATTTGAAGAAACTTGGAGCCGTGTTATTTTTAACTGTCCTATTTCAAATGTAGTATTTGACCCTATTTTAGGAGCACACGTCATCGATAATCGTACTGGAATTACCTCGGTAAAGTTCCAGACTTATGTTAATTTTGGAGTATCCGATTATAATTCTCATATTGCTCCTTATTTGGAAGCCCCTTCACGTGCAAGAAAGGTCGAGGGAAGTCATGCATTTAATCAGATTTCAAAGATAGATACCGATGATCTTTTACTTTATAACGGATTGGATTCGTTGTATGAGCTTATTCTTGCTGAAAAACAAATGGCGCAATTAGATCTGGTCGATATACCATTTTAGGTGAATTATGATAGATATAAAATCTTTACCAGATACATTCACTCCCGATGATATCGAATGTGTTTTTGGATTAGCTTATCCTAGTTCTGGACAATATAAATATTATATTACTTTTTCACATTATGATATTAATGTGCTATTGGCTAAAATTCCTTGCGGAGATGAACGAATTGTATACATAGAAAAAGTAACAAAAGATAATGGGGGAATTGTAAAGATAACCCCATTATATCGGTGGAGCATATCTATGAAGTCTTGGATAAGAAATAGGCAAGTAAGTACAAATATTTAAAATTAATGAGGTCCTATGATTTGTCAGCCGAATTTTCCCGAAGCCTACAATTTACTCCATGATGGGGCGTCAGCGCTGACCGACGTTACAAATACGGGAATTTGCATAGATATTCCTTATCTCCATGAAAAAAGAGAAGAACTGACTATAAAACTTAAAAACACTTCAGATAGAATTTATGCAACACCTGAAGGAAAAATATGGATGAATCAATACCATCGAAGTGTTAAGTTTAATTCATTAGATCAGTTGAATGATATTTTCTTTAATAAATGTGGGCATGCCCGTCCTATATTTGAAGAAGATTATGATCCTGCTGATGAAGAAGATGACAGTGCCGATAAAAAAGTATTAAAAGAACTTTCGATTCGTGGAATAGAATGTGCTTCTTTGTTACTTAATTATCGAAAATATAGTACGGTTCTTAATCGATATATTCATAATTTATTAGTAGAGACTATTGATGGAATTGTTCATCCTAATTTTCCATTGAATAAGGCTCGTACATATAGGGGAGCCTCAAACGATCCTAATTTTCAAAACATGCCAATTCGTGACGAAGAAATGGGAAGATTGATTCGAGAAGCAATCCTACCAAGACCCGGACATAGATTAATGGAAGCAGATTATAAGGCACTTGAGGTTAGAATTCAGGCATGTTATCACAAAGATCCTAGAATGATAGATGAGGTGACTAATCCTGAACGAGATATGCATCGCGATGAATCGATAAATCTTTTTAAACTTCATAAGTTTAACTGGAAAGATGTCAAGGACGGAAAGAAAATCCGTACTGCTGAAAAGAATTTATTTGTATTTGCAACTACATATGGTTCTTATTATAAAAATACTGCTCCTGCTATTTGGAGAGATCTCATCAATAATAATTATCGTATTACCGATAATCTTTCTGTATTAGATCATCTGAAGATGTGTGGTATATATACAGATGAGCAATTTAAAGAACATGTACGAAAAGTAGAATATGATTTCTGGAATAAGAAATTTCCAATATACAAAAAATGGCGTGAAGATTGGTATTCTGATTATTTAAAAAAAGGATATTTTTATACTTATACCGGATTTAAATGTTCGGGAGTAATGAAACGAACAGACGTAATAAACTATCCGGTACAGGGACCCGCGTTTCATTGTCTTTTAAAAGCACTTATTATTATGAATGAGTGGCTAAAGAGCAGGGGATTAAAGTCAAGAATAATTGCACAAATTCACGACTCTATTATTTTAGATGTGGTTGATGAAGAAGTTGATATAGTAGCGAGAAAACTTCAACGGGTAATGACGGAACTAATACCTCAACTATGGCCGTGGATTACAGTTCCTTTGGCGGTTGAAATAGACCTTACTCCGATAGATGGATCTTGGTTCAGTAAAGAACGTTTTAAAATATAAAGGAGATTGATTATGTCATTGTATCACAAGTATCGTCCGAACACTCTTGATGAGATGGTTGGAAATGAGGAAACAATCGATTCATTGAAAACAATATTGACAAGAAAGAGAGTCGATATTCCGCATGTATTTTTATTTTTCGGTCCTAGTGGATGCGGAAAGACTACGGTAGCAAGAATTCTTGCAAAAGAACTCGGAGCAAACGATATGGATATCACCGAGATAAATTTTGCAGATCAGAATGGAGTCGATACTGCCAGAGATATCAGAGCTAAAATGTTTTATCGTCCTTCATGTGGGGAAGCACGGGTATGGATTCTTGATGAGTTTCACATGGCTACCGCTCAGGCCATCAATTGTCTTTTGAAACCGATGGAAGATACCCCGCCATTTACTTATTTTATGATTTGTACTACGAACCCTGCAAAGGTAATTGGAACAACAAAAACAAGAAGTGTCCAATATGTGCTCAATTCTTATACCGAAGATCAGATAAAATACATTGTCAAAAGGGTTGCCCGTGGGGAAAAGAAACCTTTAAGTCAGGAAGTGTATGATACGATAGCGGCTTCTTCGTTCGGAAGCGGTCGTCTTGCTTTGAACATTCTTGAAAAGGTAATTGATCTTCCAGAGGAAAAACAAGTTGCTACCGCTAAGATAGTGGCTGATATGGAAATGGAAGGCCAGTTCATAGGGAAGTTGTTATTAAACAAAAAAACAGATTGGAAAGATATTGCGCAGGCAATCACAAATGCCAAATCGGAACCGGAATCAATTAGACAGCAAATACTGGGGTATGCCACTGCGATAATACTTAAAAGCGCCAACCCAAGAGCTTATCTTATTCTTGAATGTTTCCATGAGGATTTTTATACTACCGGTAAATCAGGACTTGCCCGTGCTTGTTGGATGACTATGAATGTTTAATTATGTTTTAACGGTATTTTTATTCAAAGGTAATGAACAATGGCAAATTCCGAACTTGATTTTAATAGGGATGTTGAAATTGACGAACATGATATTATGCGCGTCAATACGGATCATCCCCGTTTATATAAGCAGTGGAACGATGCCTATGCCGAGAGCAGGCAGATTAAAAGTAGAAAGAAACAACGTCTTTCCATACTGAAAGCACAGGTGGCTTTGGAAATTAAAAACGATCCTCTTAGATTTGGTATAGATAAAGCTACTGATAAGATGGTAGATATTTGTATCAATAATGATGGAAGAATTATTAAGGCAGAGCGGGAATTGATTGATGCTCAGTATGATGAAGATGTTTTATCAGGAGCGGTGGAAGCATTTTCTCATCGTAAGGATAGTATAAATAACATAACCAAACTGGTTTTGAATGATTGGCATAGCTATCCTAGAGATCCAGCAAAAGTATTGGATGAAATTCCTGAACAATATCGCCGTAAAATAAAAATTAAAGTTGGAGACAAAACATGACATGGGGAATGATAATAGCCCTTATATTGATAATTATGTCGATCGTAGCGCTTATTTTTCCATTTGCTTTATTTTTTATTTTTCGTATAATAAGTAGAGCTGTTTTCATCTCGTGGAGAGAAATCATAAATAACAAAGGAGAAAACAAAGATGGCACTTCCACAGAAAATCTCGATGGCGCAGAAAGTGAAACAAAAAGCCGCGGAGTCTGATGATTCCGCAGGGTCGCGGAGTTGTTTCAATATTCCGGCAGACATGAAAATTCTTTCATCGGCTCTGAGAATGCTCATAGATATAATTCCATTTGAGATCGTGTCTCCGGATAGCCCTAGCGGAGAGGTCGGAGAATTCGGTTTCTGTCGTTCTTATAAAGCACATGGTCATGTCGGACCTAATGAACAGATGATCATATGCCCCACGACATTTAATTGGCGCTGTCCGATTTGTGAAGATTTCAAAATACTCAGAACAAATCCGGCAGTATCGAAAGAAGATCTGGCGAGAGTGCGTCCGAAAGAACGTATTCTATTCAATGCAATTGATCTGAATAATGTGGACGTTGGAGTTCAGCTATTCGATATATCTGAATTTCTATTCTGGCAATATCTTAAAACAAAGATCAGCACAGACGAACGTCCTGAAGTTCAGAATTTTATGGATCTTCCGGGAGGTTCTACACTCGATTGTATTTTTACCGAGGAGAAGCTCGGAACCCACAAATTCAAAAAAATATTTGAAATTCAATTCCTGCCAAGAACGGCAGAGTGGCCGATGGAAGTTCTTGATCAGACTGTGGATCTTGATAATATATTTAACATCAAGAGCTACGATGAAATCAGGGAATTATATGAGTCGGGAATTGCAGGAATGTCAGCAGGGACAAGACCGGAAGCCCCCGCAACTCAGTCAAGCAGAAGACTTCCTCCCCGTAAAGTAACTACAGGAGAAGAACAAGCTCAAGAACCTGCGCAGCCAGCACAAAGAACAGTTCCTGCAAGAGGCACTGCTACTCCGACAACTCGTCAAATTCCATCACGGGCGCCAGCTCGCCAGGTAGCACCGCCTGCCGAGGAAGCACCAGTCGAAGAAGAAACTCAAGCTGAAGAAGCGCCTGCTGAAGAAACTCCCACAGCTCCTGCTCCGGTAATAAGGAGAATAGTTTCTCGTACAGTGGCTACTCCTGCTGAACAATCGGCAGCCCCAGCCGCGGCTTCAAAAAGAACAGTTTCCCGTGCCGTGGCAAAACCTGCTGCACCTGCTCCTGCTCCTGCTGCAGCAGAGGGAGAATGTCCTTATAAGCATACATTCGCGCAGGACTGTGAAAGGTTCGATGAGTGTAATAATTGCGATCAGTGGGATCCTTGCTATCGTACGTTAAAGTTGAACTCCGGTAAAAAATAACAATTCATATTGGGGGAGGATTTTCTCCCCCTTTTACTTTTAGGTGCTGCATGATCAAGAGAATTGTACGTACAGTAACTCAGCCTAAAATTGAAGAACCGTCAAAGGAAAATAAAATCCTTATTCCATCTGGATGTACTCTAATTAACTTGGCGGCTTCTGGTTCCTATATGGGAGCATTCACGCCAGGTACTATGATCAATATTATTGGAGGATCTTTTGCTGGTAAGACATTTCTTGCTAAGAGTACTATGGCTGAAATGGCAAAGATGAGCGAATTTGATAATTATGATATTGTTGAAGACAATATTGAATACTCTTATGATATAGATCCATTGATGGGTAAAAAATACAAACAAAGAGTACGAGCCCCCAGATATGATGAAGATGTTCCTATTTGCAGTACTCTTATTGAAGAAGTCGAATTTAATCTTCTTGAACTTGTTAAACCTAATAAACCGCCATTTTTATATGATATTGATTCACTCGATGCTCTTACTACATTAGATGAAATTGAGCATGCCAAGAAACGTGCCGCGGCTTATGAAAAAAGTCGTAAAAAAGAAACAGAAGAAAAACAAAAAAATAATTCCGAAGAAAAGGAAACAAAGACTGCTGGTACGTATGGAATGGATAGAGCTAAAGCGCTTACTCGTATCTTGCGTATGTTCTTCGGAAAGATCCATACCTCCAATTCTTTTGGAATAGTGGTATCTCAAATTCGTGATAAGGTGGATGCTCCCGGATTTAAATTCATACCGGGACCTAAATTACAACGAGCAGGAGGTAAAGCTCTCAAGCATTATTGTGCTCACGAAATATGGTTAACTAAAACAGAAGCCATTATGAAAAATGGATATGTTGTAGGAACATGGGTCAAAGCTGTATTTGAAAAGAATCGCACTACTGGAAAAAAAAGAACAGTAGAGTTTCCTATTCTGCTTGATTATGGTATTGATGATGTCACTGCAAATGTGGAGTGGTTGATTTCAAATGAAATTTGGAATAAGAAAGCAAAAAGTAAAGAATCTTCCGGTGGAATTGATACAGGTTCTTTTGCTGGAGTATTGCCAGTAGCAAGTCTTATCCCTCATATTGAAACTAATTCACTACAACGCCACGTTGCCAGAATAGTTGGTCAAAAGTGGAATGAAATTGAAGATAAGTTAAAACCGGATCGAAAGCCAAAGTACGAATGACAACGCTTTTATTTGACTGTCATTATTTATGCCATCAGGCACGCTATTCTTTTAAGGATCTTAGAAGGTCCGACGGAATACGCACTGGTGTCATATATGGGTTCTTATCTCGTATTATTCAATTTGGTACTATGTTTAAAACAAATCAAATTATATTCTGTTGGGATTCTAATAAATCAATTAGGAAATTGCATTATCCGGAATATAAGAAAAAACCACCACTATCTCCTGAAGAGTATGAGGAACTTAAAATAGCAAAGGAACAGTTTGAATTGCTCCGTACTGATATTTTACCGCGAATAGGTTTCAATAATAATTTGATGAAAGTGGGTTATGAAGCAGATGATATTATTGGAATTATAGTTCGTGATTTTTTGGGAGAATATGTCATAATAGCAGGCGATGAAGATATGTATCAACTTTTATATGGTTGTAGAATCTGGCAACCTCAGAAAAATAAGATGATGACCGCTCATAAATTATGGGAAGAGTATAATGTACGTCCTCCCGAGTGGACCATGGTTAAACAAATAGCAGGTTGCACTTCTGATAATGTCAAAGGAATAAAAGGAGTCCATAATAAAACTGCGATCAAGTATTTAAGGAATAAATTATCCGAAACAAGTAAAGTTTTTCAAGCAATAAAAAGTGAAGAAGGACAGCAAATAATAGAACGAAATCGATTATTGGTATCATTGCCTCTTGCTGGAATGCAAGCTCCTGTTTTGGCAGTAGATTCATTAAATATTGACAAATTCATCGAAGTGTGTGATGAATTTGAACTCAACTCATTTCTTGAAGATGAATCTAAATTAAGGGATTGGATTGATTTGCTGAGTAATAAATTTGATATGGAAGAGCATAAACTGACTGCAAAAGTTGCCGGACATTCCAAACCGGTACAACCAAGTTTAGGTATTTAAATGCTCAGTGAAGAAAAATTAGATCTTTTACGTGGAATCGTACAAGCAAACGATGAAGGTCTTGAGATTGAGTTTGAGAGTGATATATTTGATGAAAAGTATATTTTAGATGATTCTAATCTAAAACAAGCACTTGATGCTAAAATTATTTATGTAAAGAGAATAAAGGAGTAATATCATGGGTACCAAAGGAAGTGCTTTTGAAAGAGAAATAGCAACTGATTTATCGTTGTGGTGGTCAGGGGGAGAGCGTGATGATATATTCTGGAGGACTTCAGGAAGTGGCGCTCGGGCGAAAACTAGATCGTACGTAGGAAAAACCACATACGGTCAGCATGGTGATATTGGAATTCTCGATCCAATCGGCTCTCCTCTAACTCGTCTTTGTAATATAGAATTGAAAGTTGGTTATAATAAATGGTCTATCATGGACGTTCTTGATAAACCAGAAAGAGCAGCTAAACAATTGCTTGAGCAGTTTCTCGATAAGACAATAGAAGATGCTTCTTTGGGAGGTACACCATATCCGTGTTTAATTACACATAGAGACAAAAGAGTATCTCTTATATTTTATCCTCGCGCGTTTCATGTAGAAATTGAAAATTTTTGTGGCTCTCCTCAGTTACGTGATTGTGTAGGTACGATCCGATTTCATTGGATGGGAGAACCTTTTGTTGTAATGAGACTTGAAGATTGGTTAAAGTGGGTCACTCCAGATTCAATAATAGAATTGTATTCACAATTTCGTGCAGGAAAACTAGAAGTCCCTTCATTTAAACGTCCTGAAATAAAAAGAATAGTAAGGGTAGTAAGAAGTGTCACAGCACCTGAAGAAAATAATAATACAGAACTTTCAGAGTCATAAAGAAAGTTCTTTAGATTTTCATCCTGGCATAAATGCTATTGTGGGAATTACCGGTTCCGGTAAATCTTCTATCATGCGTGCTTTCCGTTTAGTTTGGGAAAATAGACCCAGCGATGAGACTAAATATAGATCTTGGTGGGGAGGAGAAACCAAGGTAAATCTTATACATGCGGATGGACATACAGTAGAACGTATTCGTGGAAAAGAAAATTTATATATTGTAGATGGTAAGCGCAATGCGGCGTTCAGAACAGACGTTCCTGAAAGTGCAAAAAAGATCCTAAATATTTCATATGTCAATTATCAATGGCAAAAAGAACAGTTTTTTATGCTGGGGGATAATCCTCCTGAATTGGCAAGAAAGCTCAATGCTGCTATTAATCTAGAAGATATCGGTATAACAATTTCAAATATTAATTCAATGGTAAGAGATAATAATCGAGATATTGATTCTGTCGGTTCTGCTATTACCGAGAATATAACCAAGTACAATTCTTTTATTGGTCTTGCTGATGCAAATAGAAAACTAACAGAATTAGAACAAGATGAAGAAACAATAGCAGAGTTGCAGAAACAAAAAGATAGATTAGCAGATTTAATTAATTCTTATAATAGCATCACCATTCTTGATATTCCGAAAAAATTTAATTTACATTTAGAAAATTTAATCACTTTAAATAATACAATTGATAGCATAAGCTCAGATAAAGAGAGATTGCGGATTCTTATTTTAAAATATAAATCGTTTACAGAAACTTATGAATCGGCTGTTAAAAAAGCATCTTCTATTGATTCTATTATCAAAAAAGAAATGCCTGAGGTCTGTCCTTTATGCAAGACAAGATTAAAAAAGTAAGTGCTATTATATGTTCAGATATTCATCTCACCATGGATACTCCAATTTGTAGAACAGATAATTATATAGAAGCACAAATAACCAAACTTAAGTTTCTCAGCGATTTGCAAAATACTTATAAATGCCCAGTACTTCATGCGGGAGATTTATTCAATAAATGGAATACTTCTCCAGTCCTTCTTGTTTTTTCATTGAAGCATCTTCCAAGTAATATAATCACCATACCAGGTAATCATGATCTTCCTCAGCATAATATGGCTTATATAGATCGTTCTGGATTAGGGGTTCTTAATTATAGCAATAAAATTACTGTTATTGAAGATGGCAATATTCAAATTGAAAATCGAAAAATTAGAATGTTCCATGAATTTATATGGTTAGAGAATAAGCCAGTTTTTGTAAATAAATTATCCTATTGCGGCTCAGCTCCTTTTGTTTTACAAAAACATTCAGATGTTGATTTGGTTATTACTGGAGACAACCATGCTACTTTTATATATGAATATGCTGGACGTATTTTAGTTAATCCTGGTTCTATGATGAGAAGAACGGCAGATCAGGCAGAACATAAACCAGTATGTTTTTTATATTATGCATATAATAATAAATTGGAATCTGTTTATTTTCCAATAAAAGAAAATGTAATATCACGAGTGCATTTGGATGATAAAGAAATGACATCTCATATGCTGGATGCATTCATAGATGAATTATCAGATACATCTTTTATTGATTTAAAATATGAAACATTCTTGGATGCAATAGAACAGTATATTACAAATAATAAAAATCAAATAAATAAAAACATAGAAAAGATTTTAAGGGAGGCTTGCGGTGCATGATTTATTACAATTAGTAAAGGATGTTGAAATAATAAAACAAAGAGCATCTGAATATAAAGGTCAGTGTATTGCTATTATGAATTCTATTGAGTCTGAATTTGGTTGCAAGACTATTGAGGAAGCTGAAAAGAAGTTTAATGAATTGGAAAAAGAAGAAACCAAAAGAACGGAAGAGTTCAATAAAAAGATCGAACAATTTAAAGATGAATTTAAGGAACTGCTATGTCAGATTTAACAGATCTTAAATCTAAAATAACAGCATTAAATGAAAAACGTTCTTATTATAAAACTGCTGCTAAAGCGGCGATGGATACTTTAACTAAATTAGAAGAACGCAAATCTGATTTAGAGAAAGCCAGAGTCATTATTCAGACAGTTGCTACTTCTATACAAAGAAATCTGGAATTCAGAATCTCCAATCTTGCTACAATAGCACTAGAAGGTTTATTTGTTGATCCTTATAAGGTAAAGTTAAAATTCGTAGCTAAGCGTGGTGGTTCTGAAGCAGACATATATTTTGCAAAAGGAGATAAAATCATCGATCCGATGGATTCTGCGGAATATGGTGCTATTGATATTGCTGCATTGGCATTGCGGATTAGTTTATGGAGTATAACAAATCCAAGAACAAGGCCAATATTTGTATTTGATGAACCGTTTAAAAACCTCAGTCCGAATTATCATGAAGCGGCTGGTGCTGTATTGCGTGAAATATCAAGTAATCCTAAAACTCCGATTCAGATTATTATGAGTACACACGATTCCCAATTTATAAATTCTGCGGATCGTATTTTTTATGTTAAACAAAATAATGGTGTATCTGAAGTGACCGATAATAGGCCAAAGAGAACTGTGAAAGTAACTGGTTGATATATTCCAGTCGTGGGAATATATTAGGAAAATGTAAAATCAAGGATGCGATTATGAACGAATTTACCTCTGCTGATTTGATACAGGGGCAACCAGTTGTAAATCCGAAAGAAACTCCTGTTTCTATGGGAAGGACATCTATGCCCGTTCCTATGGAAAAAATGCTGCCTAGTAATCCTATTGATATCGATTCTTATTTTGTAAATTATTCCGATTATGGAATAGCCAGACTGACTATACCTATAATTCAAGACATGTTGCGTGCTGCAAATTCTGGTGATTGTACCAGTCAGTGTAATTTGTTTAAGGCTATTTTGGACCGGGATCTTATAATTCCAGCACATCTTGAAACAAGAACCCTTTCGGTACAAAGTAAACCTTGGTCTATTCAAGGCGGAGATAATGAACAGAAACGTCAGGAAGTAAAAACAATTCTTGAAAGTGCAGGAATTAATCGACTTACCAGACATTTGATGCAGGCAATAGCATTTGGTTATGCCGGAGCTGCAATTGATTGGAAACGCAAAGGTAAGTTTGGAATAAATTGTTTTGTTCTTATTGATCAGAATAATTGGCAGTTCACAAGAGAAGGGGGAGCATTAGTAAAAGATCGTTTCGGAATGCAACGCGCTCTCACTGAAGAAAATGGAAGTGATTTCATATTTTTTCAGCATGAATTGAAAACTGGAATTCCTCCAGTAACCGGACTTCTTCGTAATCTTGTATGGTTCTGGTTCTTTAAAAATACAGCGATCCGCCAACAAGCAAGATATCTGGAGCAGTTCGGAATACCATTTCTTATTGCTAAGATATCAGAGTCCGATTTTGATAATGCTGATCTAAAAAATCAAATACTCGCCATGCTTTCAAATTTAGGAGCAAATGGTGTTGGAGTAGTGACTAATAATTCAGAAGTACAACCAGTAGCCGTAAGCGCATCTCAAACACAAAATGGTGATTTTATGCGCTGGTTCCATTATCTCGATGAGATGATGACTCTTATGATTCTTGGTCAGCTTGCATCTTCAGATACGGCATCTGGTCTCAGCAAAGGACAGATGCAGGAAAATGTACGATACGATATTTTACAGGCAGATTGTAATACATTACAACAGGCAATTACAAATCAAATAGTAAGACCTCTTGAAAGATTCAAATGGGGAACTGCGACTCTTTCTTATATTATAGAAAGTAAAGAACCAGAAGATGCGACTAAAGTAACAAATCTTTGCATTGGTCTTCAAAAGATCGGATATAAGCCTAAGCAAGAATGGTTGGAGACTATTCTTAAAGTTCCTTTAGAGCCTTTAAATGGTCCTGCAAATGCTTCTCCGCAAGCACCAGGTGCTCTTAATGCTTTACTAGGAGCAGGTTCTAATTCAGAAATATCACAACAGCAACTTCCGGCAGCACCTGCTCCACTTCAACTTCCTGTCGGACAAGAAGAACAAAATATACCAACTGGAGGTACAATACCAATGACGAGTCTGAGCAAAAGAAAAAAGTATAAAGCATTTGCAGATCTTAATCGGGATACTCAGAGTGAGGTTGATTCTTTAATAATATCTTCTGATATTCCTGCTGAAGTAAAAGATGCTATTTCCAACCTTCCATTATATGAAGTAGCACCAATATTAATTGATTATTCAAATCAATATCGGGATATAAATCCGAATGCTGCGGATTCGATGGAATCGCTTGCACAGACAGTATCCTCTACTATTTCTGAAATAGGAGAAGAAAATGCTCCTCTGCTCGAGCAACAGGGATTTGAAAAAACGGAAATACCCGGAGTAGAAAAAACCACACCAAATATCCAAGTGAATGAAGAACCAATCAATAATGCTCAGTACGTTTCAGATGTTCTGAACAATCAACTTCGTATTGGAACGGAAGTGCCTTCATCTAAAGTCGGCAGTATGAAAAATGCCGATATTGAAAGGTATTCAAATCAGTATTTTGAAAGAGCATGGGCATCTATTCCTGAGAATATTCGTATTCAGTATGAAAATGAAAAAGACGCAATCAAAAAGAATTTCAGAGATACTTGGTTTAATACGGTTAATTCCCGAAATGATTTTACTGTGAAACAGGAAGTCCAGAAAGATGCTGACAGCTGGATTGGAAAACTCCTTCAGGATACTATGGATGCCGGTACCGTTGCTTGGAATTCATATCAAGGAGTCGGGACTGATTTAATTTCTGCGATAGGTGCTATTACAGGAAATGAAGGAACCGATCGTATGATTCAGCTTGCAAAGCAGTACGATTCACAAATTGGAAATCCCCAAGCTCGTACTGCTTTAGGTTATGCACTTCATGCTGCGGCAAATATAGCTCCGAGTATTCTTGTTGGTACTGCTATAAATGCAGCAACTTTTGGTCTTGGTGGTACTGCTATGTGGGCACTTCAGGGATTTGGTTCAGCTTATGCAGATGCCAGAGCTGCTGGAGTATCAAGAGAAAATGCAATTATTCCTGCAATGATTGGTGGTGTGGTATACGCATTCATTGAATCCAAATCGGGGGGAAAATTAACCGGACAAGTTAGAGATATTTTCAAAAGGGAAGTTTCATCTACCTTTGCAAAGATGTCAAATAAATACGGAGCACAGACAATTACAACTGCGATGAAGATATTATCCAATCCTTATTTCAAAGGAGTAAATAATGTTGCCGTTCAAACTGCACAGGAAGTTATGCAGGATGTTGTAATGGCTTATTCAGATACTGCGGCCAGAGTTCTTAATGATATTTCAGAAAATACTACCCTTATGAAGGACGCAGTAGGATTTGAAGATCCTGCTACTTTGCGGCAATTGTCAGCGCAGTTAAGTGAAACTGCGAAGCAGACTGCGGCCGGAACTCTTGTGGCGGATGTCGTGGGCGCATTGGGGGGCAGAGGGTACGGTATTGGTAAAGGTCTTCTTAAAAACAAAAAGACCCCCGAAGTTCAAGGTCCCTTACGGCCTGTAAAAACTGAGATAACAATTCCTGAAGTTCCATCTATTGAGATACCTGCTAAAACAGAAGCGGAAGTAAAACCTTCAGTTGAGACACCTGTTACTGAAACTTCTGTTACAGAAATGCAAAACGCTTCTGAAATCATTCAAAGTAATGATAATGAAGCTAAAATAAATCTCGCGCAGGATGCAGAGACTTCTATGGAAGATCTCGATAGACTTTCAAACGATTCAGATCCGGCAATAAGGACTACAGCAAATGCAAATATTATGACCAGATTGGCCGAGTCTGCTCCTCAAGAATCGATAGTGACTCCTACCGCTAAAAAACAAATTATTAATGAAGCTCTTTATGGAACAGAACTATTAAAAGATAAAGCATTGGTCAGTACCATTGATGGTGCTATTACAAATAAAAACGATATTAATAGTTTCGTCCAGAGCGTAAGCAAATCATTTGGTTCGGCTTCACAACAAATATCCGATTCACTTAATGCGTATATACAGAAACATGTTGGATTTGCAGATGCAATTTCCAACGGTCTTATTAAATTTAATTTTGGTAGAATATTCAAAGGAACTGAACAAGAACCTCAGAGGTTATCTAAAGAGATATCGGCCGGAATTTCATTTGATCCTATATCAGGAACGTGGATATTCAGTATAGATCCTTCATACATTAAAAATGAAAATGATCTAATAGGAATGCTGGCCCATGAAGATTTTGGTCATAGAGTTTTGAATCAGGAACTATCCGGAAATCAAATAATAGAACTCAAAGCAATTCTTAACGATCTTGCGGCGACACCTAATAATGGTTTCTGGTCTCCAGAGACAGAAGCATTTTATCGGAAACATTATACTGATATGTATAATTCTGCTAATTTGAAAATAGATGTAAATAAGGCCGTAGATCGAGAAGTCATTCTTGAAAAACTTGCTATGTTTTTGGGGAATCCAAAGTTCATGTCTCTTAAGCCGACATCGAGTCTTGGTCGTATATTCGATTCAGTTGTACTTTGGTTCAAAAGAACTTTTCCGTTTATGGCATCTTATTCTGATAAAGATGTATATCGGGTAATTAACGGCATCTATTCCAATTATATAAAAGGAGGAGCCGATAATAAGGTTCTTAATAAGAATAGTGGGATCTTACAGGTACTTCGTCCTTCCGCAATGACTCCTAGAGTACAAGAAATAAGTCCTGAAAATCGGGATCTATTACAAACTTTAATGAAAGAGCAGGCAGATAATCTTGATGACGTGAGAGATATTCTTGTAATCAAGATGAACCAGCTTCGTGAAACTTCTAGTGGAGAGAAAGCGACTTACGTGGCCAAAGAAGAAATACCGCAACCAAATCAGGATATAAACTCATTTCTTGATTCTTATGAAGGAATGGTAATTGAAGCACAAAACCAAACGGACGCCAAAGATAAAGCTCAGAAACTTTCAAATCTTATGACCGAGGGCATTTCGGTATCAACAGCTCTTGATAAGTTGATCAAAGGAATTAAAACAAAAAAAGATATTACAATTGGAATTCCTGCGAATACTGCCAGACGTGTTGTCAATTTTATCAAATCATTGGATGATCTCAGAATTGGTATTGATCGTAAGTACAGTAGAACACTTACTAATATAGAAAGAAAAATACAAGCTCAGACAGAAATGAGAACCATCCATACTCCTGAAAAAGTACCTGCTAAAATAAAAACTGTAGGAGAAGGTGGGACTATATATGAGTTTGAAACAAATCTTCCGGCAGTGGAAGGTGAAAGAAGTATTGTAATTACTCCTGCATCTGGTACTGGAAGTGCAGGAATGATAGACATTCCAATAGGACTGCTTCGCTCGGTTCGTGATTCTATAAGTACTCTTGAAAGAGAAAATCCAATCGTGCATGATAATCAGTTGGATACTTTGTATAAGATGGAAAGATTCACCGGAACTGAAATTAAACCTGATGAAATACTTACAAGAGAAATTGTATCTCTATGTGATGATATTTTCAGAAGGGAATTTTATGTAAATCAAAATATTGATTCAAATACTCCTACTTCTGAATTGAATGAGTATCGAGATTATCTTGATAATCAATATGCTTCAGTAGGGGAAGCACTTAAACATTACGATGAGCTTCTTTCTGTATACAATGAGAACGTTACTGTGTCTCAAAGACTTCCTATTACTGATATTGTATCCGAAATAAGAAGTAAATATATTCCTGCTATCGCAGCGCAGCGTGCAAAAGTTAATTATTATTCACTCATGGCAAGATATGAATCTGATATAGATGAAATGCAGCATAGAATTTCAACGACTCCTTTAACTGAACAGGATATGAATGTTCTTAACAGGACGCTTCGTTCAACAAGAAAAAAAATAATGGAATCCGATTTTAAAAATCTTCCTATTGATATTGTTGCTAATTTGGACAACGATACAGTAAGAAGACGTTTATTTGAGTTAAGATCTTTAGACCTTTCACAAGCGCGTCTTTCCAAATTGAAATCACTTGAAGCTGGAGTAAAATCTAATTCGATTAATACCCTTCGTGAATTTTCAGAACTGGATGATATTAATCCCAATACGTTTACTGTAAGTGCTTTTAGTGGTAATGAACTCAATAAAGTACGTTTGGCTTACGATGAGGCATCTCAAGTAACAGAACAGCAAGTATCTCAGGCGGCGCTTGCTCTTCTTGCAAGAGGGAATCAAGATCTTTCAACCGGTCTTTCTGATTGGAATTGGAATATCAATAGATCTTCAGTAAGATCAAGTTCTATTCGTGAAAATCTGGACGATGTCTCTCAGCTTATTTATGGAACTGTTATAAAAGGTCGTAGAGGAGGAAAGACAATACCCGAAACTGGACTTAAGCAATTTTGCAATCGGATATATGATTTAATTGTTCGTGAAATGGCGACTTTTGATCGAGAATCTCCAGAGTTTTCTCTAATGACAAATTTATCTCAAAGTAAGAAAGCACTTGAGATCCTTGAAAAGATAGCTACCAATAGCCAAGCGCAATTTTCTAGATCCGGAAGTTCAGATAGAATTTATAATGAATCTGCTTATGCGGGAGATCTTTGCAATTTATATAAAGGGTACCTTGATTTTAAAGATGAGCTTATGGGTATTAGTAAAGCCATGCTACGCAATGTACTTTCTCAATACAGAAGTGGAAAATATCTTTATGATGAAAATACTCTTAAGAATATAATTGCAGGTTCTGATAAACGATTCACTAATTTTACATTAAAGAATTTTGCAAAGGATCAGCAGATCCCAAGTGAAAGTAGAATCAAAACAGAAGACGAACTGCGTTCTGATTTATATAGTCTTGTTACTGAACGAAGAAAATTAGATCCGTCTAATATAATAGATCAGAAAAAATACCTTACGATGTCTTATGACCTTATGAATCGCATGATAACTACTCTTGATCCTTCTGGCAAAGGACAGCTTGCACAATCTTTTGCTAAATACAAAGTGCAGGATATCGGAATGGTTGAAAATCCAATAGTAATTCAAAATGCGTATGAATCTTATCGTTTGCTTGAAAGTGCGGTGCTCGCTTCGCTTAAAATACCTGCATCTATGATTGATATGATTCAGGCAACTAAATTGGATTATTATGGAGATGCTCTTCTTTCTGCAGATTCTCTTGATGCTCAAAAACAGAAACTCGATCTTGACAATGAAGAAGTGGCCAAATCTTCAAAAGTGGAAATCGATAATCAAGGACAGCCTGTAATAGTTTCTGAAGAAACAGGAGCAGAAGAAGTACAGGCGGAGAAAAAATATCTTACAGAACTCGCATATAAAGAACTTGAAGAGAAGGGTGGTACTGATATATGGGATGATATAGCATCTCATAATATGGATATATCGTCATTAGAACAGCATGTAATGGAAAAACTCCGCGATGAGCGCGAAAGTTATGATGATAATATAGATCCTGAACCTGAAATGACCAACGAGGCTCGTAGAACAGTAGATGAACTGAATTTAGATCCTGCTGAAAAAGAACAGATTTATATTACTATTATGAATGGAGTTGCTGATTTTCTTGAAAATTATAATATAAGTTCTGATGAAAAGAGTCTTGTTCGTGGAATGAGGATCAATAAACAATTAACTTCAGTGCCTCCATCACTCAGAGGTAAATTAGCACTCTCGGGATTTTATCTTAATGAAATGGCCGAGGCACAAAAGAAAGGTCTTGATAGTCAAAAGAATGCAGATACTTACATAAAGAATATGCTGGGTGCTGTAAAGATGTATGAATCTATAATTATGCAGTATTCGAGTTTAGCAAGAGGGGGTTCTGTAGATTTAGAAACAGATAAAAAAATACTTACCTCTGCTGATAATATTATCAAAGATGTCATTTCTCTTTATAATACAGAAAAAATGATTCCTGATGGAAATCCTATGATGTATCTTGCGATGCTTAACTCTAAGTTTTCAGACCTTCAGGATTATGCAGGAAAGATTCTTGTATCCGCAGATCCGAAATTAAGAGCAGAATCTCCAACTTCTGAATCTGATATAGCAGTTCAGAATTTGAAAGCACAGATGAACCAAAATCCGATTTTAATGCTGGATAGATCTCCCGCATCTGCAATGGAGCAGATGAGATCTCAAGTTCTTGCTTTGTATAATAAGGCAAAAACTGCTCTGAAGATTGCGGGAATCGATTCAAAAGGAATAGGAAGTAATTTTGATTTTGTAAAATTATATAAAAATTGGAATAATGCTATTCGTACGATGCGTTCCAGTAAAGAGCGCAGTCTTGAAAACCAGAATTATACTTTAACGCCCGAATCTCAGGAAGCAGAACAAAATAAAGTAATTACTTATGGCAGAGAGCTTATGGATGCCTATGAAAAACAGGCCAAATTATATGCAGATGCTATTAAGAATCCTCAATCTGGATATGAAGCTCTGAAAAATAAACAAGAATTACTTCCAAGACAATCGCAGGATTGGTTTAAACAAGTAACTGCAGAAGCTCCTGAAGCTAAACAAGAGCAGGCTATCCGCGAAGCCAGCCAAGAAATACCAGTTCAGAATATAGATCAGACTACTGGACGCCCAATATCTGAAACTCCACTTGGTGCTCAAGTAACCGAAGAAGACGTAATAAAAGATCAGCTTGCTTCTCTTGATAATCAGATTCGTAAATTGGATCGTCAGATCTTAGAAGCGAAAGCAGATCCAGTAAAGAATCGACTTATTGCGATACGAGATCGCCTTATCGCCACCAAAGCAGAATTAGAAGCCGAACGAACCGGTGAAAAAAAAACTCAGTATCAGTTCAGCGACCATATTCTAGCGACGTTGTGGTAAAATCTATATTCCGTCCTGCGGTATACCGTGCTGCGGTTGGAGTTCCTGAAGACCTTAATACGGAAGATGCTTCCGAATATATAAAGACTGCCTACGATGCCCTTAAGAATCCGGACGGATCTTTTAAAAATTGGAATGATCCAGACGGATTAAGTTCATTTTATCTTAATCTTTCTGATCTTCCTGATATAAGAAGTTCTATACGTGATTGGATAAATACTTTTCTCAAATCTCATTCTCTGTTTCAGAATAATAACAACCGAGAATTATATGATAAGATTAAAACTAGGCTGGCCTCCTATTTAAGATCTGGAAATTTTAAAGATGTTTCGGATGCTTATTACGTATTTAATAATACAATATATGATATCTATCAGGAAGAAAGAAATCAGTTATTGGGTTCTTATGCTTCTTTAGTGAAAGAGGCAAAGGCGCAACTTAATAATCCAGAATTATCCGAATCCGCTAAAACAGCTCTTAATAGTTTTATTATTCGGATGGATTCAAATAAGATGAAAGATCTGATTTCAAAAGCTCAGGAAGTAATTGAATCCAAATTGAATGATATTGGACTCAAGCAAGAAATTAATCGTCTTTCTAAAAATATCAGTGAAAGTATAAAATCAACTTTTGGAATTATTGCAGATCCTGCTGATATTGTGAATGAAATTAAAACAGAGATAATTCCAAATTTGGATAACAATCCAAATAATATTCAAAATCAAATAAATGAACTGCTCTCCACTACTGCAGTTTCTGATGATTCCAGAATAATGAGAGTTATTGGTTCCCTTACTGAATTAATTCAAAAGCAGAATGCAATCACATCTCAAATTGAAATGGCAGATCCTCTTATTAATGCTATGGCAAATGGAATAGAAGCTCTTGGTCCTTCGATGGAAGATATATCTAATCGAGATTTGATAAAACAGATTGGAAAAATAAAACTTATTCTTGAGGGAAAAGAAGATATTGCCGCGAAGACGGATAATATTAAACAGCAAGTATCTAATGAGCTTGCTTCTTATAAGCAACAAATAGCATCTGAAATAATAAATACATTTGGAGAACAGGGAAAACTTCCATCAATTAAATCTGCCGAAAGCATGTCTGCTAGAGGTATTGGAAAAAATTGGAATAAGTTTAAATTATCGTTAATGCTGCCAGATACTATTGGATACGCTCTCACTGGATGGATTACCAATTCTAAGTTGGTAGAATTAATTCATAACGTATATGAAAGTCTTTCAAAGCAATCTGATTTATATAATAATATGCAAAAAAGATTATTCGCAGTAATGGACCAGACTGGAATAAATAGCAAAGGAAATGATGATCTAATCAAAGAAGTTGAAATTGTTGTATATGAAAATGAAAAGCCAGTTAAGGTAAGTCTTAAAATGGATACAATCTTAAGACTTTACTCCATGTCTAAGAATATATTAAGTTATGAAAATCTATCAAATAATGGAATAACTGCAGATACTATAAATCAAATAAATGAATTACTTAGCAAACCGGAGAATCAAAAATATAAACAATACGCAGATTCGGTAATTGCATTAATGAAAGATTCTTTAAAACAAAGTTCTGATTCTTATTTTAATAGATTTGGAATTTCACTGAATCCTACAATTTCCAGTTTTGATTATTTTGATATTAACTCTGGAAATCCTTACAGTTCTTTAGCCGCAGACGATGCAAGAAGAGTATCCGAAGCAGTATTATCTCTTGCAAATCTTTCTGGAGTCGGAAGAAAACAGGAAGAACAATTACCATTTGATTTTGAGAATCTATCTTTTTCTAAACAAATAGAAAAATGTTTTAATTCTGCAAGTAGATATATGTTATATGGGGATACTTCTTTTCTTAGTAATGTGCTTGATGATAAAGATGTTTCTGAAGCAATGGAACAAAGATATCCCGGTTCTAAAGAAGCATTAACCAACTGGCTAAATGAAATAACAGGAAAGTTAAATGCAGATAATTCTGTATTTGCTACAATTATTCAATGGATGAGAAGCAATATTGCCAAATATACTTTACATTTTAATCCAACTACGGTATTGAATCAGTTGCCTTCTTGGTTTAATGGAATTACTAAAATAGTACAGGATGGTAATTTTGAGCCTGCTGTATTAACTTCATTATGGTATGGAATAAAACATCCTATTGCTCTTCATGATGAAATAGCAAACCTTTCTTCATATATGAGAACTCGTATGGCACACGCTACTGGTGCTGACCTTACTTCTGTCGATTATGGATTAAGAGATTTTAACAGTTTTTTTACAGATGCTATGAAAAAGGATTATTATGAAGATCAGTTAAAAATGCTAAACGATTATTACAAAGGAAATATACCAAGCAAGGTCAAACAAGGACTCCTTGCTTTTTGGAATATGGATAATACCAGATTATATAAATCAATACAGTGGCTGGGAGCCGGAATGATGCGATATACTGATATGGCCGTTGCAGATTCTGTTTGGAATGTTGCCTATTTATCTTCTCTACGAAAATCTGAAAAATCAGCTATCTTAGAAAGTGGAAAGAAGGTGGTAAGTAGAGATTGGTTAACTGATAAGGTGCAGGCAGATGCAATTAAATATGCAGATAGTGTAATAAGGGATACTCAATCAATAACTGATATGAGAATAATGCCTGCTCTTTATAGAAGTAAGGGAATAGCCCGTTTATTCACTTTGTTTAGGGGACCTTTATCACAAAGCACCAATCTTATATATAATACCGTTGGAAAAATGACTTCCGAGGTCCGCGCTAATCAAATGAGAATTGAAGGAAAAGAACCGTCTCTTGATCTTGCTGGAAATATATTTGGACTTACCTCTTATATTGTTGCTCAGGGAACTTTATTTACTTTAATTGAAAATTATGGTGTGCCTGCATTTGCTTATAATTTATTCTTATCCGCATTTGGTTCAGGAGACGATGATGATAAGAAAAAAGAAACAGAATCGCTTCCATATCGTTGGAGGGCATCCAGATTTGTATCCAATATGACAGGTCAGTTATGGGGATCAATTCCAATCTTAGGAGACGTTGCCAGCGGAGTATTGGAATATGGGGCAGAAACGTATTTAGATGCTCCTCGTGGAATTTCTTCGACCAATCAATCCAAAACTTCTAGTGGAGTAATTAAAGATATTATAGATAGAGCTTTAAAAGTTCCCGCATTTCGTCCTTTGCAATCAGTATCAACTTCCGTATCAAGTTTAAAGACTACTGATATTGCAACTACAGTTGCTTTATTGAAAGGTCTTCCGATAGGTGCCATGGTTCGCGCGTGGAAAAATTATGATTCGGGGTTGTTGGACGCTACGCATGATCCAAGATTATTATTTACCAGTGCTTATATGTTGAATTTGAATGATTTGTATCCGGCAAGCTCTACCATAGGAACTCCTTTGTTTGGATTAGATATTCTATTGCGGGATTATTACAGAGAACATCCGGATGATATAAACAATCGAATAACCAAACTTAATGATGGGCAACGTCTGGTTATTGATGATACTGGAAAATATGTTTATCTTACTGGAGCAGAACAGAAACAATATAAAGAAACGGCCATTCAGGATTTTGAAGCGGCTATGACTGGTCTTGGTATGTCTCCTTTGCTCGATCCTCATGAAGTGCCTAATTGGTCTTTGAGTAAAGAGAATGTTGATGCTATAGTAAAGGCATGGACTAGGAGCAAAGCGCATGCCATGTCCCAAATTAAACAAGATGTAATATTTCATATATTAAACAATGAGGAAAGATAATGAAAAACGAAAAATCACCGAGTGAAGTGCTGAAAAGAATGGGGTTTGCTGATATTACTCCCGATCAGCAACATAAGGCGCAGATGTTAATTTCTCTCAATAAGGGAATTAAAACCGCCAGACAAAAAGTAAGTTCATTAAAACAAGAACTCTTACCTGTAGTACAGCAACAGCCAATTCAGGTAGGTGATGATATTGTTATTTATGTTGCAGGTTCAAAAGGAACTGCCATAAGCAAGCAGAAATTGAAGCAGATACTCATGCAGGAATTTCACATGTCGGAAATGGCTGCGGAAGCATTCATTATAAAAATTAGTGTTGAGAAATTAATGCATCCGTATGTCAAAGTGGTTTCTAAAACGGTTCTTGATCGAACAGCACAAATATTGAAAAATGCAAAAGTTAATAAAACTCCGGTAGTTGCTCCTACTGCCGTAGCATAAGAGGTGAATTATGAAAGTATCTGAACTTACTCCCGAAGATTTGAAGTATAAAAATCTTACGAGCATAATTGATAAATCTGGAAATGAAGATATAAATAAAGACATTTCGCAAATAGCACCCCCTATTAAGAAACCAGAAGTTACAAAACAAGGACCGCAACCAGTGCAAAAAGTAAAACAGCAAGAACCTATTACTGAACAAAGTTTGATGAAAAAGGCTTTGGAAAGTCTTGAGGCCTATCCAAAATACAAACAACTTGTTTTGCCCACACGAAAAGAAGAAGCAAAAGCAGAACTTGCTAAGATACTGAAACCAGTTTTTATAAATAACGCTAGAAAATTATCCGCATATACTGTGGCAAAAGAGGAAGCGGATGGATTTTTTAATGATTTAAAGAATCAGAATTTATATATTCAGGATAAAACAACAAAGAAAACGATTCCTATAAAGGATTGGTTGCTTTCGTATAAATACTCTCCGGGTTCTTTTTCTATTCCTTTGGCTAATGTATCGGTAGTAATACCCAAAACATCTGGAGGATTCAGTCCTGCCGATCCTAAATTATATTCTAATATGGTGACTGGGATTAATAAGGCTCAAACAGTAATGCTTAAAAATCGTCCAGATAATCTTAATGATATTGTTACCGAAGCTCTTGCTACCGCAATGGAGCAGGCTGCGAGTATTCCTTTATCAAAACAAGAACAGCAACAGGAAAATGTTCTTAAGGGAGTTGCTAATTTGGAAGGTGCTCTGAATGCGCAATATGAAAATGGAACGTTTTCAAAGAAACAGCATAATGCTTATCTATCTCAAATTGAATCTTTGAAAAAAGATCCTTTGAATAATCTGGATTCAATTAATCAGCTTATTTCAAAATATAATGTACAAGCAAAAGAAATGGCAGCAATGCCAGGTGCCGGACGTGAGTTGGATAAATATGAATCGATCGCAGATCCATGGCAGAAATTATCCTTTATCACAGGACTTGATCCGACAAAATCATATCTTGGAAGACAGAAATTGTCTGAAATTCCAGAAATTGTTGGCGGATTGAAACTCCCAGATCTTATTAGAACCCGTCTCATCGATTCCGCTCAGGCATTAAAAGGAGGGCAACTCAATTCAGTTGATTTTCAAAAACGAATTGAAGAAGCAAAAACAGCTTCGGATATATATAATACAGGAAAGAAAAATAATTTATCGGATGCTGAAGCCGATAATTTGGTAAAAGCAACTTGGGGCTATGATAAAAATAGGGCGGATGCTTTGGTAAACGCCATAATCAATAGTCCTTCAGATCAAGTTAGAACAGACCGTCTCAATCAATTTGCATCTATGCGCAATGATGAAATACGCCATGAATATCTTTTAGGTTTGGAACCAAGAACAGAAGCCCAAAAAAAAGCAGTTAATGCAAATATAAATAATATTGAAAAAGATATTGCTTATAAAGAACGTGAATTGTACGGAGTGTCTGAAAAAGAATTTCGTGATAATAATCTCGCTCTGCAAAAGTATGATCAGTCAGTAAAACAAATGCAGAATCGCATTAAAGGAATGCAAGACAATCTAAAGACGGTTAAGAATTCAAAGTTGAGAGAAAAAGCCGCAGCAGATATAAATACTCAAAAACAACTCCTTCAGAATATGCAAATAAAACAAAAGGAAGAACAAGCCAAAAGAGATAATTATTTAATTTCAATTCAAAAAGCTACTGTGGGTATACCTGACTCGTCCAAGCCTGATTATATTGCTCAGGCTCAGAGAATACAATCTGCTCAATCACAGCAACAAATAACAAAAGAAAACACAAAACCGCAAACACAATTACAATCTATTAGATCAGAAATGCTAAAAGATTATGCCACCGCTTCTCCTGAAGAAAAAAAGTATATAGAAAATAAATTAAACAAATGGAATATGCCAATTACAAGCGAAGAGCGGTCTTCTATTACCGATAAAATCATTTCAAACAATCAAGAGCAGAATGCAAATATTAATGAGGGGGATAGGCAATATGAAATGGAACAAAATAGAATAGCACAGGAACAGCAAACCGAACCGATACAACAGGCTTCCAGTGATAATTTGCTTCCTGTATCTGATGAGCAACGTGAGATAAATCAACAAAACGCTCAATATAATCAAATGAATGCTTTGCAGGAATATCCTTCTACCTCCGAAGGATATTTAGATACAGAAGCCATTTCTCAGCAAATAGCAAATAATCAGAATGTAAATACCCAAACACAATTAGAACAGAACAGACAGCTTGCTGCGGAAGCAGATCGGAAAGCAAAAGAATCTTCTGATAATTTTAAAAAATTAATGGAAGGTAATAACCAATAACTACGTTGCAATTTTTAAGTGTATGAAGTTTATTAACAATAAGGAGAAATAAATATGTTAAGAAGATTGGCATGTTCAGATCTGATGGGACCGGAAGGAATCGATCCCAATACCGGTAAAAGAATAATACCAATGAAATTTACGGTATTGCCTCTCGGTAAGAATAAATATACTATAGATGGAGAAACCGGAGAAATTAATGTAACGATTGACGATCTGAACAATATCGTCAGGGCATTTTCAGATCGTACTAATGATATGGTTATTGATTATAATCATAGCACAATGGATCCCAGAGCTGAATATTCTGGATTGTCCAGAGCTGCTGGATGGATAAAGGACTTGGTCGTAGATCCTACGGTAGGTCTAATTGCTATTGTAAATAATTGGACCGATGCCGCGAAGCAGTTGCTCGCCAATGGGGAATACCGATATATATCTCCGGTATCTGAAGTAGATGATAACGGCAGAATAACTTTTCTTCATCATGTAGCTCTTACCAACCATCCCGCACTTCATAACAGTGTTCATTTGGTGGCTGCAAAAGATACTTCAATAATTCCTAATACGGATGCCCAGATAGAAGTGATCCAGACGATAATCAAAGAATGCTGCGAACATCAGAAAACTTTGGATGTTGCTTTACGTAAAGCATTTTCTGATTATGATAAGTTGGTAGGAACCGATACTGAACTTCGTACTGAGATGATGGCGTTTAGTGATTCTACTATGTTAGGAATGTTTGAAGAACCTTCAGAACCAGCACCAATACGTCCAACTACGGTAATTCCTATTTCAAATTCTTCTCCTATCGCGGCAATACCTGTTTCAGATTCTTCTCCTGTTGTAGTAACAGAAGCAACTCCGGCAAATATGAATTCAGTTCCTATTGATGGAGATGAATCAGTTGTACTTCTTATGGATGAAATTGAAACAGCCAAAGGAGGTATGTCTCCTCTCACTTTTATCAAATGGTTGGAAAAGAGAAAAGCAACTATAACTACTCCCGAACAACTTAAGATAGTCGAAGCGGCTTTAAATGACGCATCTAAAATGACGAATGAAACTGCTCCGCAGGCAATCGTCATTCCAATGAATGACATTACTTCATGCATAGGACTTAAACCTAATATTACTGTCGGTGGTCTTAAGACTGAAATATTGGCACTCAGAGATATAAAAAACAAAATGAATACTTTTTTGGAGCAGCATAATATTGACACTCTGGATGCCATGTCAAAGTTGGTGGATAAATATCAACGGGATCTGCAAGAACGGGACGCCAATGCTATAATTGATAGTCTTATTGATGATGGTAAAATTGTTCCTTCCCAAAGGGATAGTATGTTTAAAATGGCGATGAATGATCTTACCGGCTTTAAGAAATTCTCCGAAACTATTCCAGTTATGTTTAAATCAGACTATCTGGGAGATAAAAAAACCGAACGTACGTTGGTGGCATGCACTGACACCATTAAAACCGTTCGTGCTTTATCTCCGGCAGAAGAGTATATTGGTAAAGGATTTCATAAAAATTCTGAACAAATGGAAAAGATATTTTCAAACAGCAAGAATGACTAAATACCAAAGGAGGTAATTTATGGGAAACTTTTCAATGCTGTCTTTGGCACAGGGTGATGCGCAAGTTGAACTCGGTGCGGCTATCGATGAAATCCACCATCTGATAGCTATCAAATCAGACGGGCTGGCTTATGCTGCGGCAGATACCAGCGGAATGCGAGTCATAGGTGTTAATTGGATGGATGACGAGTACGGCGCCATCGGTGATATAATCACCGTAAGTCGTGGTGTATTCGGAGTATCAAATGACACCGCTCCAAACGCTCTTGGAAAGGCGGATATTGGTTCGATCTGCTATGTCAAGAATTCAACAACGGTTACCAAATCCGCAGGGAATAATGCAATTCGTGCTGGTAAGGTAATAGACGTTAACGTCAATGCCGGAGTTGTGTATCTTGATGTTGGAGACGAAAACGTCTACGTAACCGGACCTACTGGTGCTACTGGTGCTACTGGCGCTGTCGGAGCAACCGGTGCTGTCGGAGCAACCGGACCTACTGGCCCTGTCG